CCTGGACAATTCTCACCCAATTGTTTATGGTTATAAGTATATTGATTCCCGAGTCATTCTGACCTGTTCTTCCTTTGCAACTTCCACTCTTGTTGATTCTACTAAAAACTTTGAGAAAAATTCCATTAATTATGACTACAGCGAACGCTGGGTCTTTAATAATGATTTTGTTCTTACCACGGGCGACTGTGGTCAAATTTTATCAAGTAGAAGTGATCAACAAAACATTTTTCGTGGTCTCTTTGTTGCTACCAGTAATACTGCTGGATACTGTGTTCCTCTCTTTCGAGAGATGTTCGACGGTCTTCAACAGATGTCTGGTGGTGGTATTGAGACAGATGATGCTCCTTCCTTCCTTCCTAACATGGGATCCTGCAGGGTTCTAGGTTCTTGTCCTCCGAAAGTCCGTCCTAGACTTTCAGAAAGAACCCTCCTCAAGAAGTCTCCCCTTTTTGAAGAGTTTTCCTGCTCCAATCCTAATGTTAAGTTTCCGGCTATCCTTACCTCCAAAGATCCTCGGTGTCCCCCTGGAACGTCTCCTCTCCTGAACGTTTCTAAGTATGCCAAGTTTCTTCACCCTATGTCAGCTCTCAGCTTGTCAAAGGTTGGATTATGGATAACGAAAACTTTTACCTCCCATGCTCCTCATCTCGCTCGAGTGCTTTCTGTGAAGGAATCACTCAATGGTCTTCCAGGTATTTCTGGTCTTGATCGCATGTCCCTTTCTAGTTCTCCTGGTTTTGGTTGGCTCCAAGATCGAGGAGGCGCCACCGGTAAGGGAAAACACTATCGTGTTGACCCTGAAACTGAAGAAATTTCGATTTCTGATCCGGTTTTGGAACGTGCTGTTGAACGTCTCATTGAAAGTTCCTCTGCGGGAATTGTAAGTGAGAATATTTACTATGTTGACTATTGTAAAGATGAGTTGCTAAAACAAGCCAAGATTGATTCTGTGGGCACTAGGGTTTTTTCCTGTGCTCCACAGGAATACCTTATTGTTTGCAAAATGTTTTTTGGCGCGTTCGCGAAATTCATTACTGATTTTCATGAGGTTTTGCCTGTGAAGATCGGTATGACGGTTCGCTCGGCCGAGTGGGATGTGATGTGGAAACGAGCTGGTCGTGTTGGAAAGTTTGGATTTGATGGAGATGTCAAGGAATTTGACGCCTGTGTCCCGTCCACGCTTGCCATTGAATGTGTTGAGGCTATCAACACATGGTATCGACGCTATGATAAAGACTGGACCATTGAGGATGATGTCGCAAGACGAACCCTCATGGAACAGTTTTATCATGGAAAACACATTGCCGCTGATATGATCTATCAGCGAGAAAACGGAACTCCAAGCGGGCATTTCCTTACTGCTGTCCTTAACAGTATGGTTTTGCTTGGTTTCATATATGCTGCTCTTATTAACAAGTACCCCGATTTGACTTTTGATGAAGTCCTTGAACTTGTTTTTATAGCAGTGTATGGTGACGACAGTGTGGTTGTGGTTGATGACTCAATTAAGTTTACCTTAATTGATCTCAGAGACTACTTGGCCACGCTTGGTGTCATTGTTACGCCTGGAGATAAATCGCTTGACTTTGAGAGAATGAAACCTCTTTCAGAGTTGTCCTTTTTGAAGCATACTAGCCGCATGCTTGGAGACACCTTCGTACCCATTATTGAGAGGAGCACTATAAATGCTCTTCTTAATTGGGTGCGAGTTCCCACTGGTGTTTCTATTGCCTCAGCCTATCGAGATAGATTGGTTGATGCTTTGGCTAACCTTGTTTTGTACGAGAATCCTGAAATTTTTGACGAAGTTTATGATGGTGGATCGGGTTACTTATCTGGTACTTCTAGTACCACTGTTCCTTTACCAACACGAGACGAAATCGTCGAGCAAATACTTGTCCCCCATTGGGATGATGCGTTTGTTCGTCGGTTGCGAGCCTCATGGCATGGTGAAGAAGCTGGAATGGTGATTAGACAGTGCTCTGACTCCTCTGGAGGAGCGAGTATTCTGGAAAATTCCGTTCAAGTAGCCGGACCCACTATCTGGCACAAGATCCCTGTACGACACAACCCCCGGGTTTCGATGGCTTCAGTTAAGGTTGATTATACTACTATTGCTGAAAAATGGTTTAATGTTGGAAGTTTTCCT